AGCAGCAGACGAAGACAGAGAAGGATTATTAGAATACGTTTCATCTGCAGCAGCAGCTGTTTATTCTGCATCTCTTGGTTTTGCTCGTAACATTGTAGTTAGCCCACAACAATGGGGTAAAATTATGAGTTACAACGAAGCCGGTCGTCCAATCTATACAGCGACTCAGCCAAGTAATGCCGGTGGAAATGTTTCTCCACAAAGTTTAAGAGGTCAAATTAGTGGACTTGATATGTACGTATCACGTTCAATGACTGGAACTGGTGGAACTGGTCTAGGCGATTACTCAATGGTTGTATTAAATCCTGAGTCATACACTTGGTACGAATCACCAAGATTGTCACTACGCACAGCAGTAATTAATACAGGACAAATCGACGTAAATTATTACGGATTTGGTGCCCTTGCTACAAAAATTGCAGCTGGAGCAAACTGGTTTAACAAGGCTTAAACCCTAAAACGTGAGGCTAGTCTCGCCCCTGTGGCTAGCCTCACCCTAAACGAGAGGAAATGAAATGCCAGTATTAGTAACAGCAGCTCAGTTAAGAGCTGTACTTGGCGTTCCAAATACTCTCTATGATGATGCAGCATTAAACGCAATCATTGACACCTCAGAAGACGCTATTGGTGATTTTCTTATTCAATGGAAAGTCAATATAGATAAACATTATTCAGAAAAAGCAACCGAAACAACAATTCACACAACAAGACCCCACAAATTTTATGAAACACAAACAGTAGCCATATCAGGTGTTGAAGCACACGTAAACGGCAATAAAACAATATCTTCAATAGTAGATGATTACACTTTTAGAATTACAACAACAAGCGCACCAGTACATACCGATTATAGATTTGTTATACCTAATGGAATTGCTGCTGAAAATGATTTATCACAATACAACGGCGTAGCAGCTATAGAAGAAGCTGTGCTACAAATCGCTGTAGACGTATTCCAATCAAGACTAGCTGCAGGTGGAACACAGCAAGCCCTTGATTACACCCCAGCCCCATATCGTATGGGCAGAACTCTTTTATACAAAGTTACAGGTTTAATAAGTAAATATATTGACTCTAATAGTCAAGTAGGTTAACTATGCCTTTAAGTACGCTTCGTGCAGGGCTTAAAACAGCAATCACCTCAAACACAAACTACACGGCTTACGACCACGTACCAGAAATTATAATTCCACCAGCAGCCCTAATTTTAGCTAGTGACCCATATTTAGAACCAATAGTAATAGGTAACAATAAGAATTGGTACGTACGTCTAACACTAGAAGTCGTTAGCACAACGTATTCAAACCCAAGCGCGCTAACAAACTTGGAAGATGATATAGAAACAATCCTTGGACTTATACCGACAAATTGGATAATCTTGTCTGTAAGTAGCCCAAGAATTAGAAGCACTAATAGTACAGATTTACTAAGTGCTGAAATACAACTACAAACAGCCTACACAGGCTAGGAAAGGTAAGAAATGGCAACAACTATTTTAAGTGGTCGTCAATTAACTTTGACTATTGCTACAAAAAACTATAGTGAGCAAATTTTAGATTCTGCTATCAACTTTGATACCGAACGTTTAACTTTTGACACTCTTGCAGGCAAAGCCTACAAATACATTGATTCAAACGTCACTCTTGATATTAACTTCTTGAACGACGCAGGAACATCTCCAGACAGCTTGTACAAAGCATTATGGGATGCAACAGAGTCAGCACCAGACACAGTACTTGCATTTGTTTTGACATTAAAAACAGGTGTGACTTTAACTGGTAACGTATTACCACAATACCCAGGAGTTTCTGCTTCAGGTGCAGACGCACAAACTTGTTCAGTATCTCTACAAGTTGTCGGCATACCAACAGAAGACCTAACTGCATAACAACAACTAAAGAACAGGGGCACACAAATGCTTAAATTAAAATTATTATGGGAATTAGAAACAGGTGAAAGGTTTGAAGAATGGACAAGACCAATCGAACTTTCACTTGCAGAAAAAGAACTATACGCAGGTAAGTCAATTGTTAAAATACTTATTGACGAAAGCACACCAAGTAACACACTTCTTTTATTCTTGGCTCACAAGATTCAGCAACGCGTTACCAAGAAAGTCGAAAATTTTGAAACTTGGAAAAGTAAAGTCACCGATATTACAGCTTCTGATTTTGAGACAGCAAATTTTACCAAGCCCGAACCATCGGGCGAACAGCAGTAGAACTAGCAATAGCAACTGGGATACCACCGGATTATTGGCTCAATGCCGAACCCGATATATGGGCAACGGCTATAGACGTATTGAACGAGCGCAATAATGGCTAAAACAGTTCAGTTAGTTAAAGTTGATAAAGACTATCGTGCTCTTTTACGTGCTTTTAATAAAATGGACGATATAGCTAAAAATGATATGAAGAAAATAGCACAAAATTTAGCTGAACGTGGTGCAAATTATGCTAAAGGCGCAGCTAATAACGCACCATACAATGTTAAACAAGCTGTTGCTGTAGCAGAGTCAATTAAAATATCTAAGTCCGATAAAGCACCAAGTTTTAGTATTGGTGGTAAGCGTCCTGTTGGCTCTAGTGCTTTTAGTGCTGGTTATGTGATAATGGGTAATGAATTCGGGTCAAAGCAATATAAACAATTCCCTAGACGCTCTGGCAAGGGTGGTAAAGAGGGTTGGTGGTTGTATCGTGCTATGTCAAGATTTCAACCTACGATTGCTCAGGAATGGCTTAAAGGTTATGAACAAATTAGAAATGTTTGGAAAGGAAGTTTATAATGGCTGATATTAGGACACTTAAACTTGCGCTTCTTGCTGACACAAAACAATTTGTAGACGGACTTGATAAAGCCGATAAAGAAACTAAAAACTTTAGTAACAAATTAGGTGATGCTCTAAAAGTAGGTGCAACAGCATTTCTAGCCCTTGGCGCAGCTGCAGGAGCAGCAGCTCTTAAAATTGGTGTTGATTCTGTTAAAGCTGCTATTGAAGACGAAAAGGCTCAAAGAAACCTTGCTAAGACTTTAGAAAACGTTATAGGTGCAACTAAACAACAAACAGAAGAAGTTGAAAAATATATAACAGCACAATCGTTATCTCTTGGTGTTTCCGATGACAAATTAAGACCAGCTTATGCGAGACTAATTCGTTCGACAAAAGACACTAAGGAATCACAAAAAGCCTTAAATCTTGCTATGGACATAAGTTCAGCAACAGGAAAAGATTTAGATACAGTTACTTCAGCATTGGGCAAGGCATACGACGGAAATACAGCTTCATTAGGCAAACTTGGTTTAGGTATTGACACAGCCATTCTTAAAACTGGCGATATGGATTTAATCACTAAAACACTTGGTGAAACATTTAAGGGTTTTGCTGAACAAGAAGCCAACACTTTAGAGGGTAGATTTCAAAGAATATCTATAGCAATAAATGAAGCCAAAGAAAGTATAGGCGCAGCATTATTACCTATAATTGAAAAATTTGCTAAATTTGCTACAGACAGTTTAGTACCAGCATTACAAGGAATTGTTGATGGTTTAACTGGTAAAAAGAAATCTGTTGTTCCTAGTCTTGGAATGTTTGAAGAAGCAACTAACGACAGCGAAGATGCTGGCTATAATCTTGGTGTTGCATTAAGAGAACTTGGTTCAGGACTTGGCTCATTAGCAGGAGCATTTGATAGCAATACTTCTGACGATTCAGGATTTGTAAGATTTATTAACTTATTAACACGTATGGTTGAGGGTTTAGATTCTTTGTTTAGTAAACTTGATGCAGCACAACAAAAGTTTAGAGATTTTAAGCAAGCCTTTGATGATTCACTTGTAGGACAATTTGTAAATGCTACAGGACAATTTGCACCAGACGCACCAGCTTCTGGCAAAGCAAAAGGTTTAGTTGGTATTAACACACAAAAACCATCAGTTGTTATTAACAACAATTTCAAAGGACCAGTAGACCAACAAGGTTTTGCTAGAACCTTAATTAAAACACAAACAACAGCAACAAAAACTACAGGTATTAAACCATTTATTCCAGGTAGGTAACTATGACTGTATATACACCGACCTACAGAGTTACTATTGCTGGTACTGTACAAACTTCAACAACTTTAGAAAACGCAACAGTTACTTATGGTCGTAATGATTTCTTTGAAGCAACCCAACCAAGTTATTGTAACTTAGAACTATTAAACCTAGACGGCACAAGCCCAGTAGTTGAACTTTTAGACACAATACTAATAGAAGTTACTAATTCATCAGGCACTTATATAAAATTGTTTACAGGTGAAGTTTCAGGAGTTTACAACAGATTTGCAGGCGCAGGTTTAAGTGGTAAACCTAACACTTTACAAATACAAGCAATTGGTGCACTTGGTTTACTTGTTAAGCGTTACGCTGGTTCTGTTGCTTACCCAGAAGAATTAGACGGCGCACGAATTCAACGTATTCTTGAAGAAACACTTTTTACAGCTTGGGAAGATTTAAGCAACACATTAACTTGGAACGATATACCTATCACAGAAACTTGGGCTAACTATGGTATTCAAGGTATAGACACAATTGACGCTGGACGTTATGAAGTATTAGCTAGAGCAGCAGAAGTTGACCAGGCTTATAATTTGACTGATGATACGCAACAATCAGCTTTAGGCTATTTATACGACACAGCAGATTTTGAAATTGGTTATGCCGACGCTGAACGACGAAGTGCCAACTATGCAACTAACTTAATTGAACTTGACGCAAACCTAGTTAACGCTGATATACAAACAAGGCTACAAACAGCAGATATTGTAAATAGCGTCGTTATTAGATATGACGACCCAGTACTTGAAGTTGTAGCACAAAATGATACGTCAATAAATGCCTATGGTTTGCTTGAAGAAATTAGGTCTACTATTCTTGCACAAACAGCTGACGCTACAGAACAAGCTACTAACTTTGTAAACTACAGAGGCACACCTAAAGTATCATTAGAAGAAGTTACAGTTAACCTAGCTCATTCCGATATGACTAACACAGTTAGAGACGATTTATTAGCTGTATCTATGGACAGTTTGCTTTACTTAGACAATATCCCAGTAGGGCTAATACCTGAGGGCTATTTTGAGGGCTTTGTTGAGGGCTGGACTTGGACACTTGGACGTAACAACCTAGAATTAACTATGTCTGTTTCTAACTCAATATACTCAACTCTTGATGTACAATGGGAAGACTACAACGCTGTTATCCAATGGCAAAACCTAGATAATACAACTACGTGGCTTGACGTTATTTAAGAAAAGGATAAACTAGGAACTATGTCAACAACCTCAGCTTATGGGTGGAATATCCCAGACAACACAGATTTAGTTAAAGATGGCGCTTTAGCCATTCGTACTCTTGGTAATGCAATAGATACCTCAATGAACACAGCTCTTGGTACTAAAAAGGCTGGAATGGTTTTACTGAATACAACTAGTTTTAGTGGAGTAGCCAGTCAAAGTTTTAATGATGTTTTTAGTGCAACTTACAATAATTATTTAATTAGAGGTGACATAGATGACACTTCAGGAGCAGGCGCAAATTTTAGACTGAGAGTTGGTGGTTCAGATAACAGTTCGTCTAATTACAAATACAGTCGCATTTATATTGGCAATACAAACGCAACAGGATTAACAGGTGAATCAAATCAATCATCAACAGGTTTTCTTTTAGGAGATTTAAGCACACAAACAGGTATTGAAATTTTAATTTTTTCACCTTTTCTAACTAAATTAACAACATTTAGACAAGGATTAAATAATGATTATTCTGTAACAACTTCAGGAACTATGACTGTAACAACTTCATATACAGGTTTTACTATTGTATTTGGTTCTAGTGCGACAGGAGAATTGTCAGTTTATGGCTTCAACAAATAAAATTATGGTCGGTATTGACGACCAAGTAATTGAACTAACAGGTGCAGATAAAGAAGCATTTTTAGCAGACAGAAAAGCCACAGCAGATGCTAAAACACTACTTGAAGCCGAGTATAAAGCCAAGCGTGATGCAAGAGAATCTGCAATTACAAAACTTGGTGAAATAGCAGGACTTACAAAAGAAGAACTAGATGCAATCCTTTAACCACAAACAATTTTCTTTAGCTGCAATTGCTTTCTTAGCAGCTTGGCAAGCAACAGACTTTGCCCTTGATTACAGAGCTGTACTTGGTGCTGTCGTAGCTGCTTCAATGGGCGCGATGAATCCAAATGTCAAAACCAAAGTTAAGTAAAGCAGCTGAGCAATTACGCTCCGAAATAAACGCCAAGTATCCTAAGCGAGATAAACGCTCAGACGGCTGGATAGGCGACACTTCACACAACGCACGTAAGTCAGACCACAACCCAGATAAATATGGGTGGGTACGTGCTATAGATATTGACTCAGACCTTGTTAAAGGCTCATCTAAAGAATCCTGGTTATTAGCCGAGAAGATTAAGATGATAGCACTCAAGGGGGACAAAAGAATTAGTTACATTATCCACCAGCACCGAATAGCCTCACCAAAACAGAATTGGGCTTGGCGTGTCTACAAAGGCTCTAACCCTCACGTATCACATTTGCATATATCCTTTACTAAGGCAGGCGACCTTAACGGAAAGGCATTTGGAATATGAGCAAACCTAAAGCAAAAAAGCAAACAATAGAACTACCTGATGTTATGGCTAGTGAACTTGTAAGAATTGTTAACACAGCTCACGAAGACGGAAAACTGATAACGGGTTTTGTTTGCGTTATGGAAGTTTTTGATGGTAAAAAGAAAACTATCAAAATTGCATCAAACGCAGATATGCCACAACATTCAGTTTTTGGAATGATTAACTATGCAGCTGAAAAATACCAGTTTACTCTTGCACCTGATGAAGATGAAGATGATGACTTTTACGACCCTGAGTGGTTTGACGGACAATGATAAATGAACTTATTGGCATCATTGGTTTGCTTATTACTATTCTTGTTTTGGTTATTAAGGCAACTGCAGAAATTATTAAAATGAAATCACAATTGTTTCCTAATGGTGGAAGTTCTTTGTCAGATAAAGTGACACGCCTACAGTTAGATGTTGTCAAAATTCGTAGTACTATAGATAGTATTAACTCACAGTTAGGTAAGAAACCTACACGAAAGAGGTAACTATTAAACGTTACGTCGTAATATCAGATTTGCAATACCCTTACATTAAGAAATCTTACGTTGAAAGTCTTTTAGATTACATAGCCTACGTCAAACCAGATAAGTTACTTTGTGTTGGTGATGAACTTGATTGCCAAACAATATCAACTTATGCAAGAGGCACAGCCCTAGAGTTTGAGGGTTCGTTACAAAAGAATATAATAGGTTTGAAAGGCTTGCTCAAAGAATTCCGTAGTGCTATTGGACGCAGTAAGCCTTTCCAAATTCAACGAAGCAATCACACAATAAGAATTGAAAAATACATAAGTCGTCACGCACCAGCGTTTAGTGTTATAGATGCAATCAAAATAGAAAACTTACTTGGATATAATGATAAAGATATAAAAGTTACTTACAACAGGTCTTTAACAGAAGTTGCTAAAGGCGTAATTATGGGTCACGGCGACGAGGGCAGGCTTTACAATCACGCAGGACAAACAGCTCTTGGACTAGCTACAAGAACAGGTAAGAACGTTGTTTGTGGTCATACACACAGACAAGGCATAAGTTCTGCAAGTCACGGCTTTGCTGGGAATCTTTCAACACTTTGGGGTATGGAAGTGGGGCATTTATGCGACCTTAATAGTTCTGGTATGCGTTATATGAAAGAGGGGCACGCTAACTGGCAGGCAGGTTTTGGAATCTTGTACGAACAAGATGGGGTAGTTAAACCTGAGCTAGTGCCATTTAATAAAGATGGTTCTTTCATAGCTGAGGGCGAACTCTGGCGTTAAAGCCGTTACCAAATTGTTATAATTCAATGCCGTGTTTTGACATAGGTAAGCCTTAACCTTTCTTTAACGAAAGGGGCATTATGGATAAAGTTTGGTATCCAATATCAGAACTATTAACCGACGCATATCATAAAATGTTTTTCTACCACAAAACCCAATGCACTTTTAGGGAATGTGATTGCGAAAACAAGCTACAACAATTGCAAGAATTCCACGGCATATTTATAGGAGTTAATTAAATGGATTATCTAAAAAACTACATAGAAGTTAAAGACAGAATACAAATGTTTTACGACAAATTCCCAGAGGGCACTTTGCATTTTCAATACAAAGGTGTCCTGGAGTTTAACGGCGAAACATACATTTATGGTGAAGCGTTTGCTTACCCTGAACGCGACAAGATGGCTTATGCAAGTGGCTGGGCTTGGGAACGTGTACCAGCTAGAGGCTTTGCTAAAGGCGCTGAGATGATGACCTTAGAAACCTCAGCTTGGGGTCGTGCTATTGCAGCTCTTGGTATTGCTGTTACTAAAGGTATTGCTTCTAGAGAGGAAGTACAACGTAACGTGAACCCAGAAAACGACCCTTGGCAGACCCCACCAGATAGCCCTAAAAAGCCCGTAGAGGGCAAAATTAGCCCCGAAACCCCTGCGCCTATATCAGGACAAGGACAAGGCTTAGAAATGGGCTATTTTGGGTCTTATAGAGTTGCTACAGAAAAGCAAGTAAACTTCTTGCATAGTCTCTGTAAACGTATCTATACTGACTGGGACAAAGAGAAACTACTGAAATATCTGCAATTCCTAAGTAAGGAACAGGAGTTTTCTAAGCTAGAATTCGCACCATACACAATCGTTAAAAACCAATTAGATAATCAACAACAATTGGCAGATAACCTTAGTGCTTGGTTAAACGCTTCTAGACTTCCGTCAAGCCACGAACAGGCTGAAACGGCAGCTGCAGATTGGAAGACAGACCAATTTTAGAGATACTTTTAATGAACCCATATTTTGATGACGTTGAGCTACTCCCAAGCGATTACCGGAAAATAGCCGTTTGTGAGTCGTCATTAAACCCAGAAGCAATAAATCGAACAGGCAAGTATAGGGGCTTGTTTCAATTCGATAAACGCTCTTGGGAATGGGTAGGTGGGTCTGGCGACCCAGCACG